TTAAAGTACGGCAGAGAACCTAATAAACCAGGATACGATAAACGTTATGATTATGGCGGCAAGGGCGATTTATCTACTCCTGAGTATCACGAGCCGTATAAAAAGATGGCCAAGACAATGATGCACCAAATGGACAAAGAACTTAAATCAGCAAATCCAAAGGCAGGCATTAAAGATTTAGTCAAAAGATGGCGTGGTAAATCACAGGATCAAGACGAGCGTTACTACAAAGACTTCTTTAACAGGTACAATCAGCAAAATCAAAATTCTAGTAAATAATTAAGTAAATAAACTTTCTGTAAATCATAAATACACATAATAAAAATGGTTACAGTATAATGAAGTTACACGAAATATTCGAAACAACATCTGCAGGTGGAATAGCAACAGTTAGTATGCCACTAGGCAAAGTGCGTAAGCGTATGAAAGACGCTAGTGTTTACGAGCATGATGTTGCTAATACTTATAAGTACACGTCACCAAAAAACTACGATGATTATTCTGCAAAACGGGCAGAACTTATTGAGATAATTAATAGCGGCGAGGAAGAAGCGGTTAAGATAGCGCAAGATTATCTTATTAGATTAGACCAAGATGCAAAAAGACTAGGATTACTATAATGAACTTACAAGAAAGCATTAGACAAGACTTACTTAAATTTGAAGGGTTCTATAGTGAAGTTAATGAATCAGATTTCGAAGATGATGCTAGTCCTAGTCAAGAAGACCAGCAACTTATACAACTACTTGCTGAATTCAGAGAATTGTTTAAGAAAATACAAGCACAGGACACTAATAACTACATACTAGACGATTACAAAGTACAGACGTTAAGAACCATCTATCACGACATGATTACAAATCAGTTAACTAAGCGTTCAGGAACAAGACAAGGCATTCCAGATTTAGATGGTAGCCATTATGACCACGCAGTGGACTAAAGACAATGAACTTACAAGAAAGCATCCGTAATGATTTAAACAAGTTGTCAGAAGGCATTAGAGATGACCGTTCTGGACGAAAAGGGTTCAAAGATAAAGAAGTTGCTTCTAAGGGCGGCAAAACTGCTAGTAAGAATAGACGCGAAGAAGCGTTAAGAAAATATAACGATATAATGATTGATGCGGCGTTAAAGCAAGATGAAAAGGTGTTTAACAAGGCGGCAGAAGCAAGTGCTAAAATATTGTCTAAGATGCACGGGTTTAATTATCGAGTAGAAAAAATGTGGAGTGTTGCTAAAGCAGAAGCACTAGCAGATGGTTCTTATTTTCAGTTACCTTTTGCAGAAAGAAAACAATTAGACAGGGAATAATATGAACCTACAAGAAAGCATTAAAGAAGATTTAAAACTATTTGAAGCAGACGAGAAAGCAGGAACAATCATTAATAATGATGAGCCTGGTAATCCTGAAGTTCGTATTCGTGGATTTGGTGATATGAAATTACACCAACTCGAGGCATCTGTACAAGATAAATTAGTAGATCTTGTAGAGCGTGGTAATGCAGGCGATTATAGTGTTGCTAATTGGGCAATCAATGAGCAAGGAACATTAGGTCACTTACTTAAAGCAATTGCTGATGTTACAGAAGAGATGAAAGATCAATATGAAAAAGATTAACGAAGAATGAACTTACGCGACTTATTTGAAACCGACGACGAAGTAACAACAGATCCTCAAATGATTGCTATTAAGGATCCTAAGATGCAGTATCTTGTTAAGAAAGCAAGAAACAAATACGCATATGCAAAAACCGACCTCGAAGCATTTGTTAAATTTATGCAGGATGAAGTACAAGATGTTGAAAGCGAAGTACACAATGTTGAGGACGATGTCGATGATGTAGAGCAAGTTAACGTACAACAGCAAGATGAAATCGAGGCTCAAGAAAAGATTAACAGAAACCAAGAACATCATTTAAGACGTCTAGATAAAAAAGAAGACGATATTGATAGTAAGTTAAAAGACATGGCGCAAGCAAAAGATGAATTTGATAAAATTAAGGACGATATGAAGAACATTAAATCTTACGTCGATATGAGTCTTGATAAAATGGATCAAGCAACTCTTAATCTAAACAAGAGAGATTAAATGGAAGCATTAAATAGTTACTATGCATTGCAGGATGCAAGAAAACAGGCAGAAAATGACGGAAAAGAATGGGATTCGTTATCGCAAGACGTTAAAGACGAATACATTGCTAAAGAAATGAAGAAGCGAGGGTACTCTAGAGGAGAATACTTAGGGCAAGGTGCATACAAGTGGATTAAAGATTAACCCACTACCGAAACCTACTAATAGGTGCTTTTGAGCACCTATTTTTTTGATAACCTAGTTATAATAAGTTAAATAGAAATTTTATAACAACGGAGTCAAAAAAATGCCCACATTTAACGAAGATCAAAAACGTAAACTAGATCAACTATTCAAAGATGGTATTAGTGTAATGAGCGAAGTAGATATCCTAAACGAAGGACTGAGAGATACTATCAAGGCAATTGCCGAAGAAATGGAGATTAAGCCATCGGTTTTGCGTAAAGCAGTACGCACAGCATATAAAGTACAGTACCAAAAAGAGCAAGAAGAACATTCACTACTTGAAGATATTTTAGAGACTGTAGGCCGCACCGACTAAGTAATCTTATATGAGTTATGTAGATGCAATATACAATAGCGACACTGATAGAATACAGTTGTGCGAACGTGTAGATGGAAAACGTGTATTAGTAGAGTATAAACCTAAGTACGAGTTTTATTACAACGACTTAAACGGTGCTTATAAAAACATTTTCGGCGATCCAGTTACACGTATAACTGCTAAAAGTAAACGTGAATTTCAACGCGAAGTTGCTATACATAGTGCTCATAAACTCTTCGAAAGTGACATAAACGTAATTAACAAATGCCTAGAAGAAAATTATAAAGACAAAGATTCGCCAGAATTGCACACAGCATTCTTTGATATTGAAACAGATTTCCACCCCGATAAAGGTTTTAGTCCGCCTAGTGATCCATTTAATAAAATAACTGCTATTGCTGTTTACCTTGATTGGAGCAAACAGTTAATATGTCTTGCACTCCCACCAAAAGGAATGGATAAAAGCATAGCACAAGATATAGCAAATAAATTCGATAATACATTTTTATTCGATGATGAAGCAGGTTTGCTATCTACGTTTTTAGACTTAATCGAAGATGCTGACGTACTAAGCGGGTGGAACTCGGAAGGATTTGATATTCCTTACTTAGTAAATCGTGTTATACGTGTGTTAAGTAAGAACGATACACGACGTTTTTGTTTATGGGACATATTTCCAAAGAAAAAGAAATACGAGAAATACGGCGCAGAACAAGAAACATACACACTTAACGGACGTATACACCTCGACTACATGGACTTGTACAGAAAATACACGTACCAAGAGATGCACAGTTATGCGTTAGATGCGATTGCCGAACATGAACTTGGTGAAAGAAAAGTAGCATATAAAGGCACACTAGATCAGTTGTACAATAGCGATTTTGAGAAGTTCATCGACTACAATAGACAAGATACTATGTTGTTAGCAAAGATGGAAGAAAAACTCAAGTTTATCGAACTAGCAAACGAAATTGCTCACGCAAACACCGTGTTAATCCCAACAACTATGGGTGCTGTTGCTGTAACAGAACAAGCAATTATTAACGAATCACACGAACGCGGAATGGTTGTGCCCAACAAAGTAAGACACGAAGGCGATACTGCGGCCGCAGGTGCTTATGTAGCACAACCGAAAGCAGGAATACATAAATGGATAGGATCTGTGGATATCAATTCGCTATATCCGTCAGTTATTCGTGCGTTAAATATGGCACCGGAAACTATCATTGGACAAATAAGACCCACCGAAACCGAAAAACTAATACAGTCCAAAATGGCAGATATTGTTAACGACAAAGGCAAGACCCGTAAAGGTTCGTCGTTTGCCGCGGCATGGGAAGGGTTGTTTGCTACATTAGAATATACCGCTGTTATGGAAGAAAAACCCGGTGTCAAATTAACAGTAGATTGGATAAACGGCGAAAGCACAGTACACACAGCATACGAACTACATGAAATTATATTCAATACAAATAGTAATTGGACATTAAGTAGTAACGGAACACTATTTACATTAGAAAGAGAAGGAATTATTCCAGGACTGCTAGAACGCTGGTATGCAGAACGCAAAGTAATGCAAAAGAAAAAATCAGAAGCAACCGACCCACAAGCAAAAGCATTTTGGGATAAAAGACAGTTAGTAAAAAAGATTGGATTAAACTCGCTGTACGGTGCGATTTTGAATCCGCACTGTAGATTTTTCGATAAACGTATCGGGCAATCAACAACACTTACTGGGCGTTCTATTGCTAAACACATGGATGCATTTGCTAATGAATGTTTAACCGGCGAATACGATTACGTAGGAGAATGCATAGTATACGGCGACACAGATTCGTGTTACTTCTCAGCCTGGCCAGTAATGGAAGAAGCAGTTAATAATGGTGCCGATTGGAACAAAGATATTGCTACTGCATTGTACGAAGAAATAGCAGATCAAATTAATACAAGTTTCCCTCCATACATGCAAAAGGGACATAACTGCCCAATCCCAAAAGGCGAGATTATTAAGTGTGGACGCGAAGTTACAGGATCAAGTGGTCTGTTTATTAAGAAAAAGCGTTACGCAATAATGGTGTACGACAACGAAGGCACGCGGTATGATGTCGAAGGCAAACCGGGTAAAGTTAAAGCAATGGGACTGGATTTAAAACGTTCGGATACTCCTGTGTTCATGCAAGACTTCTTAAAAGAAATATTAGAAGATCTTCTAAACGATAAAGGTAAAGAGTATATTATTGAAAAAATAATCAAGTTTAAGCAAGAGTTTGCCGATAGAGATAGTTGGACTAAAGGTACACCAAAACGTGTAAATAACCTTACAAAGTACGGTGCTTTACACAAGAAAGAACGCACACAGAAGATAAAAGCAACAATTCCAGGGCACGTAAGAGCAAGTATTAATTGGAATAACTTACGCAAGATGCACTCCGATAATTACAGCATGGAAATTACAGATGGAATGAAAACTATTGTATGCAAATTAAAAGATAATATGCTAGGGTTTACATCTGTTGCTTATCCAATCGATGAAAGTAACTTACCCGATTGGTTTAAGGAACTTCCATTCGACGACGACACCATGCTAGAAACAATTATCAATAACAAGAT